ATGGGGTATAAAAGAAAGAAGTGTCCATGGTGTGTGAGTTATCGTCATAATAAAAAAACACCAAGAATGACACATGATGGTATGCCGTATAATTTAGACCCATGTAATTTAGTAGATTATTTGAAAAGATTAAAATAGAGTGTAGAAAGTTTATACATAGCAATTAACGTGGTATAATAAATATATGACATGTCGCAAAGGAAAGAAGAAAAAGAAGTAAGACGGTGTTACTCTTGCAGAAAACCTGTAGAGGGTAAAGACCTTTTTTGTAAAGACTGCGAGAAGAAACCAGAAGCACGTAAAAGCACCATGAGTACGTTTAAGGGTAAGTGGCATAATTTTTAATATGGCAGTAGGAAGACCAACTAAATACGATAAGAAATACATTAAAAAAATTAGTGAGTATATTTCATTACATCAAGATGAGGATAAGAAGGTCGTTAAGCAATCAAACGAAGAAAAAGGTTACGAAATGTACGATAATAAACTTAGAGTAAAGTTACCAACTATAGAAGGGTTTGCAAGATATATACATGTAAACAAAGATACTTTATATGAATGGGAGTCAAAGTATAAAGATTTTTCCGACGCTTTAGAGAATATACGTGTAGAACAGAAGGAAAGACTAATAAATATGGGGCTTTCAGGTGACTATAATTCAACAATAGCCAAACTCATACTATCAAGTAACCACGGTATGAGAGAAAAGAGTGATGTTACCTCAGATGATAAAGGTATAAGTCCATTACTCGTTAAAATTATTGATGAAGGAAATGCTGATACCTCAAGAGTTTCGGAGACTTCTTGATACAGATTGGAGAGAGAGTGCAGTATATGGAGGTAGATACTCTCTAAAGTCACACACAGTAGCACGTATACTACTTATTCGTGCTAGGCAAAAGAAGACACGTGTCCTTTGCTGTAGAGAGATGCAGAACAGTATCGCAGACTCAAGCCATCAGCTGTTACACGACTTGATACGTGAGTTTGAACTCAATGATTTTAAGGTAACAGACAAGAGTATCATAAACACAGTAAACGGCTCTGAGTTTTTATTCAAAGGATTACACCGTAATGAACAAAGTGTGAAGTCTACTGAGGGAATAGATATAGCATGGGTAGAAGAAGCTCAGACGATAACAAACACTTCACTTGAAATACTTACCCCCACTGTCCGTAAAGATGGCTCACAGATTATTTATACATACAACAGACTTGAAGAAGATGACCCAGTACACATGCGTTTAGTTATCGAAGGTAGACCTAACACACTCATAATCAATGTAAACTATGACGTTGCATTGAAGTATGGAATGATGCCAGAGGTTATCCGTTTAGAGATGGAAGACGATAAGAAGAACAGACCAGACCTGTACAAGCATAAGTGGCTAGGTGAGCCATTACAGTTAGTTGAGAGTAGGATATACAAAGACTGGAAGATTATTGACGAGATACCACATGAAGCTAGACACGAACGCTATGGACTAGACTTTGGTTGGTTGCCAGACAAGTCATCACTTGTTTCAGTGTACTACTATAATGGTGGGTACATCTTAGATGAAGAAAACACACAACTTGAATGGGCAAATAGAGATATAGCATCTACCATTAAGAACTTACCCAACAAAGCTCTAACTGTAGCTGATAGCGCAGAGCCAAAAAGTATAAATGAAATACGAGATTATGGTGTAAATATAACAGGTGCAAAGAAGTTCCCCGATAGTGTCCGAGCAGGAATAAAACTTGTGCAAGGTGCAAGGATTAGTGTTACTAGACGTTCCAAGAATATCATAGATGGCTATAAGAATTGGTTATGGAAGATAGACAAAGACGGTAAAATTATTGCAGGTGTACCAGAGCATGAACCAGACGCACTTGCAGCATCACGGTATGCACTTGAAACACTTATAAGACCTATTGAGGAAACAATAAGTCAAGAAGTTATCCAACAAGAACCAGAAAGCCCTTACGATGGAACTATACCTGTTACACAACCACGTAAGTCATTATTAGAGGAACAGATGGAGTTATTAAATAAACAATAGTAGTTTACAAATAATTATTTTATAATAAAGATATGACCTCAAAAAACAATCTTGAGAAGCGTTTATGGGAAGAAAGCCCTGCTGGTAAAATACAGTTAAAGGCAAAAAAAGTTTTCAATAGAATACACGATAAGAAACTCATTACAGAAGATGATGTCAGATGGTTGGACATACACCGAGCAAAAGGAATGAGTAAAGATAAAGATTTGGTAATAGAGTTTGAAGCAAAAGAAAAAGAACTCAAAGAAGCGTTCAGAGATAGGTACGATAATATGATGATACAACAATTTCAAGAGGAGTTAGATTATTTAGTAAAAATAGAAGAACGTGGACAAGGATAAAATTGCAAGTATCTGTGTCAAACAGTTGCAAACAAGTGAGAACTTCAAGCAACCAAGACTAAAAGAGATACAGGAAAATGAGGACATGATTGCTGGTAAGGTAAAACCAGCTCTAAAAGGTAGATACAATGTACCTTTTGATGGTGTCATAGCGTCTGGGTTTGTAGAAACACTTGTCGCTCAAGTAAACCAAGCACCTAAGTTGGTGTTTTCAGACCCGAAAGGGAGCAACCATAAGTCAGTACAGAAAATACAAGCACTATGGGAACGTGATAAAGGAGTAAACAATCAGAACTGGTCAAAGCAGGACAGGTTGGTAAAACGTCTTGCAGCAGCATCTAATATAGGTATTTTCCAATACATAGCAGGTAAAGACCCGAAGTACAAAGGCAAGCTATCAGTAATAGACCACTTTGACTTTCATTGTGAACCTAACGGTGGTAATGACCTTGAGGAGCATATTTTCAAAGGAGTATTCAACCAGTTTGAAACACGCAGTCAGGTACTAGAACTAGCAAAGAGTAGTTACTACGATAGTACACAGGTTGCAAAGATGACTGATGCTTACAAAAAGACAGACTACAAATACAATGAGGATTTATACCGAAACAAGATAACAAGAATGAACGCTCTCGGTCTTGATTTAGACCAGAACTCATACGTTGGACAGACAGTATTCAACCTAGCACGTTGGGTGCTTAACTACGAGGGAGAGCAGTATTACGTTGTGTTTGATTACAGGTCTGGTATTTGGTTAAAGATGCAACCACTAGAAGAAGCATTTGCATGCGGACGCTCACCGTGGGTAGTGTGGAACCCTGTAGAACATGCATTCACCTTGTGGGGTAAGGGATTGTTTGACCAGATTAAACCAGTAGCAGAAGCGATACGCATAAACTTGAATGAGATACTAAACAACAACCGAAAGAGAAACTGGGACATGAAGGCAGTAGATAAGCAGATGTTCCCTGATGTATCTAAACTTAACTGGCGACAAGACGGTGTAGTGCAGGCAAACGTACCGCTCGGACAGTCCATACAGAATGGTGTGTATCACTTCCAAACACCAGAGATAAGTGGAGCATTGAACCTCAACCAGTACCTAAACGACTTCCTAGGTATCAATACTGGCATTTCAGACCAAACGAAAGGTGAAAGTTCACAGGACACACTCGGTATTGCAAAGATAAACGACCTACAGGTAAGCAAAAGAATGAAACTCATAGGCGACTCATATAAAGATGCCTATGCAAAACTCGGTTACTTGTGGGATTGGGGTATATACGAACACTTAGACGAGGGAGAAGCTCTTAAGATTATTGGAACTCAAGGTGCTGAAATGGAAAAGGTAACAAAAGAAGATACTGACCCTGACTACGATGTATTAGTAGTGACTATGGACGATGATTTACGTGACACAGCAGAAGACATGGAGCGTAAAGCAGGAGCTATGGAGAGAATAAGTGCTAATCCTGCACTAGCAACTCAGTTGAACCCTAAGTGGGTAGCAGAGCAAGAGTTACGCATAGGTGGTTGGAAAGATGAGGAAATACGACGTGCTATGGACACGAAGAATGATGCGTATGATGAGATTATAAGTATGGCAAACAAAAACATTGAACTTGCACTTAAAGGTAAGGAGTTGAAGAAGTTTAGAGGTGCAACACTCGGCTATCTTGAGAGAATACACAACTTTATGAGTGAGAATGATTTGAAAGACAGTGTGTATGCAAAATTACAGCAACACTACGATGAACACTTACCTGTAGCAGATGAGAACACAGCAAGGCAAATGCAAGAACAAGCAGGTCAGCCAATTGGTCAAGAAATGGAACAGCCAGTAACACAGGGTATGACTACACCAACTCAGATGCCTAATCAAATGATGTAATATGGATGAACTACTACAAAACATACTAGAGAAAAAAGCACAGTATAGGTTAGAAGACCTGCCAACTATTGAAGCATGGGAGGAAAAAGCAAAAGAGATACTACTAAAAGAAGGTATAGCAGGAAGTGACGCTGTAAAATATCTTGTGGATAGTATGAACAGTGACATAGAAAAGATGAACTCTATACTACTTACTGCACCTAGTCATGTACTACCAGATACTCAGAGAGATAGAATGATTGATAAGAAAGAGTTATACGAAAAAATAGTGTCTTACTTTGATATAAAAGGTGAACGTGAGGAGCTTGAAAAAATTGTAAACGATAACTAAGTTTGTACATGGAGAAAAAAAATAATAAAATTATATTAGAGGAGTACGTTGAGTTTATAGCAGACCACCCTGACCAACTTATTATGGTTTTTAATCCAGCATCAGACCAGATACTAGCAAGCTATGGAGGTAAGTATACCTTTGTTGGTTTTGAAGAAGAAAAACACGTCATACTTAGGGTGGTATCACCAGATATGTTTGAACTTGCGATAGATGAGTTCATGTCTGCGTTTATAGACGTACTTAACATCAATGAAAAAGATAATGTCCAACTTATTAAAGCAGTTGGAGGGTCGGTCAAAGCGATAGGAGAAGCATTACAAGATAATCAAAAACAAAATGCCAAAAGTAAAAAAGGAGGTAAAAAAAGAAGCTCCAAAAGAAGTAAAAAAGGAGAAAAAAGTGGAACTAAAACCAACAGGAAAGTTTGAGTGTTTCTGCAAAGAACACGACAAGTGTTTCCTAGTTGGTAAAGACGCACGTATTCTTTCACCAGAAATGCCAGAAACAAAAGTGAAAGATATGGTACATAAATTGAATAAGTAGTATATCTTGCCATTTGGAGTTCGGTGGCATGGTAATTTATAAAGAACCTTTTAGGGATAGTGACCTTTTAATAACTAAGTGTGCGAGTTGCACTTAAATACAACCTTATATGAGTGAAGTAAACACCAATAACGAGTACCATGTAGATACAGATGAGGTACTTGAAGAATTACAAAAGGAGGGTTTTGAAGTAGAGGGTAAAACCGAAGCTGAGGAACCAGAACAACCACAGGAAGAACCAGAAGGTGAACCCGAAGTGGTTGAGGAACCAGAGGAAAAGGAAACTGATGAACAGGAAACTGTAGAACCAGTTGACCGAGTACCAAAGGAACCAACGCTCATTCCAGCATGGAAAGCCAAGATTGCGGAAGAAAGGTTGTCAAAAGAAAATGCAACTTTGAAAGCGCAACTCGAAGCATACCAAAATAACCCAACTGTTGAGAACAGAAAGTCTATAGAGGAGGGAGTTAACGATATACGTCAACTTGCCAACGAATATGGACTACAGATAGATGAGAATCAGGAACAGTTTTTTAAAGCACTTGTAAAAAATGTGCAGAAGACTGTACCAGATGATGTTTTGAATGATGTAAAAGCATTTCAACAACAGCAACAAATCAACTATCTTGAAACTCAATATGAAAAAGAGTTTTCTGAGATTACACCGATAATCAAAGAAAAATATGGGGAACTGTCGGATGAGCAACTGACTACACTACGAAATAAGTTGCACGACATTGCCTTTACTGAACAGTACGCAAAAGTACCTTTGAGTAAGATATTCAAAGCGGAAGCAGACGACTTAGGTTATAAACCAGTCAAACAAGCACCAGTGTTTAGTAAGTCAGGTAAGACACGTAATACTGATATTGACCTGCATAACGTAGATGAAGACACATTTGCAAATCTACCAGATGACCAAATAGATGCCTTTATACAACAGAAAGCAGGAAATAGAAAATGGAGTAGGTAGTCGGTATTAACCGATTAAAACTCTATAATGACTAACACATTAACCCCACTATCACCTACCTATTGGAGTAGGATAATGGGTCGTAAACTTTTCAAGACGACTGTGTATCGTTCTATTGCGTCTTTCCGAGAGGAAGCTACGCTTACCGATGGACAGATTGTTGACCGACCTTACCGTTCTGACCTAGCAGCAGAAACTATTACCCGTGGTACTGCTCTAAACCAGCAAGACCTCACCACTACGTCTGATACCCTTACTGTAAACAAGTATGTTGGTATGCTTTTCAATGTTGATAAAATTGACAAAGCACAGAACAAGTGGGACGCAGCACGTGTGTACGCTGAGGACGCAGCAAAGAAACTTGCTATCCTTATCGACTCAGAAGTGCTCTACCAAGTTGTAAACGCAGCTTCTACCGTTGATTACAACGATATTGACAGCACTCAGACTGCTGGAGAACCAGCTATTATTACCTCTTCTAACGTATACAAACTATTTACGATTGCAGGTCGAAAACTCGACAACTACGACGTAGATATGATGGACAGGTTTGCAGTTATCTCACCAGAGGTAAAGCAGATGCTTGTTGAATACTTTGGTGGTAAGGAGTCTATGCTTGGTGACAAGACTAGCGAGTACGCTAACATCGGACGAGCATTTGGTTTTGAACTATATGTATCAAACAACATCACTGGTTCTGCTCGTTGGACTCCAGCAAACCAACCATCAGACGCTGACACCATCACTATTGAAGGTGTGACTTTGACCTTTGAAACTGGCTCACTTGATACTGCTGGTAAGGTTAAGTCCGAAACATCTGTTGCTGTAACGCTTGATAACCTTGTAGCATTTATCAACCTTGGAGGTGTAGATGCTGATAGCACGTATGGTTACACCGTATCTGCTGCAAATCAGCGCATTATGCGAAACTGGGTAGCAGTTGATGGAGGAACTTATGTAGATATCTACGTTAAAGGTACTCCAAATGTAACTGTAACTGGTTCTGATTCAAATGACACATGGACTCTTGAAACACAGCACAACGTATTTGGTCAGAAGGGTGCGATTGACATCGTTACTCAGATTGCTCCAACTGTTGAGTTCGCATCACGGGTATCTGCTGGTATTCTTGGAACCAACGCTCTACCACACACACTATTCGGAACTAAATTGTTCTACGATGAAACATTCCGAGTTGTTGACGTACAGGTAGACAGCTCTAACTTCTAATCAACTAACTATTAACTACCATGAATAAACTTTCAATTGGAATTATAGCTCTGGTAGTCGGCGTGATTATCGGAGGAGGAATTATGAGCATGAACAGTGGTAAACTCGGAGGAGTAACCATTGAGGATGAAACTTTTAAGGATTACATTATTGTAGAAGATGATGTAACTGTAGGTGAAGACCTTATCCTTACAGATAATGACTTCTGTATTCAGTTCTACGCTACTTCTACAGACACTACTGTAAAAATGGTTGCAAGTACCACAGTTGCTTCTGGTTCTAACATTGGTGTTATGACTATGCAATACGGAACTTGTGTTGAGTAATTTTTGTCTGCTCACTCAGTCTCTCTTAAGAGACTGGGATGAGCAGGTAAATTAACAAAATAATTATTATGAAATACTTTATATATATACCACTTATAATTGTTGTTATCTTAGTGGGGATGACATGCGTACAAAAAAATACTGTTTTAGGAGGTTCTGTAGGTTCTGCTTACACACCTAAACATTACACAAGTGCAAATGCTTCTAGCACATCTCGTACTATTGTTAAAGGAGGATATGGTGAACTTGGAACAGTTACTATAAACACCACAGGTGCTCAACCAATACGTTTATATGATGGCGCAAGCACAACAGCAGCAACAAGCACCCTTGATGCTATAGCAGTTATTAAACCATCAGTAACAGAACAGACATTTACATATGATGTTTCTCTTACACAAGGTTTAGTACTTGAAATGCCAGCAACATACGCAGGTGACATTACAATAAGCGTTAGATAACATGATACATATAACCCCACACGGCTCATTTCCAATAGTAAGGCAACTTGAAGATGTTTCAGACACAACTACCTACTATGTAAGTGCGGTTATACGTGATTCAGGTACTGGTAATACGCTTGCTACCGTACAGCTTACTGACAATGGTGACCAGAGGTTTACCTACAACTATCCTGTACCAGCAGACCCTAGTGGAAATGGTAGGTACATAGATATAACAACAATTGTGTACTCAGACTCTGGTTACACAACAAGAGCTGGTTTTGCTGACGAAAACGAAACATACTTGGTTAAACAGGACAATGTACACTTAGGTGGTGGTGGTGAGACTGTTTCCTACCCTGAAATACGAAAGATAATCAAACAGGAGTTGGAAAAGTTAGATATACCTCAACCTCAGAAAATGGAGGATTTACGCCCGACATTAAAATCAATGGAAGATAAGCTACGAAATGAAATAAACACAGCAGTCAGTGGAATTGAAATACCAAAACAGGTACAACCAAACCTTGATAGAGTAGTTTCTGAGATACGGACAGACCTTGATACGGTGATAAACACAATTATTATAGCTATAGACAACAAAGAAGTAACACCAGTAACAGACCTCACACCTGTAATGGAGCAGGTTGCTTCACTACCTGTTGAGGAAATGGTAGCAACATCAGAACAATTAAATGAAATATCGAGAACATTGAAAGCGATGGTTGAGTCACAAGAAGAAATGAACACGCTTAGGAGCGCAGCAGAACAGTTTACAAGTGCTATCAGTGCTAAGAAACTACCAGAGATAAAGAAAGAAAACCCATACCAAATAAGAGCACGTAAATTACTAGGTAACCCGCAAATGGCATGACAGGAGCACAACTAAAAACAATGGTTGATACAATACTTGATGACAGTATTGATGATATTTTCTTTTATCAACTATTAAATATAGCAAAGAACACACTTGAAGATGAAAGAACATGGCAATTTTTGCGGAAACTTGATAGTTCAAAAACAGCAACAGGCGGTGATAATTCAGAAGTTGCCATAGCACTTCCTACTGATTGGAGAAGTACATATAAACTGATGGTTGGAAAGGATTTTAAGTACATACAAGTTCCTTTTGATGAACAGCATATATGGCGTTATACATCTAGTCGTTTTTGTATAGATGTAGCAAACTCTGTGTTTTATTTACTTGGAACAATTGGTGCGTCAGATACTATTTATCATTACTACATTAAAACAACTAATGATATAGAATCAGGTACAGAATGGGTTGCACCGTCACGATTTCACCCTATTCTTGCTTTTATGGTAGCTGGTTACTACATGAATGGTGTTGATGCAGATGATATTTTTGCACGTATGTCACCTGAAAACAAAATAATGGCTCAAACACTAAAAGCAAGTATGATTGCTTGGGATATGAAGTTACAACTGGAAGCACAGAACGACCAAATACAAATAGCAGATGCAGAAGTAGGGATAGATTTAGGAATGATGTAATATGAAGTCAGTAGAAATAAGAGATTTTCAATACGGCACAATAAACTCAGTAGAAGACCAGTCTATTCCTGTTGCAGCTTCTTCTCGTTCTCTTAACTGGGTAACGGAGGGTACAAAAATATTATTACGTGGTGGGTATGGTCGTTTAGGTATAACTGATAATGAAACAGGACCAATTACAGGACTTCGTGTTGCTAAAAATGTTGGTCTTAATGCTACTACTGAAACAGTATTTAGGAAGCGTGGACTTAAACTTGAATACTACGACACTACAACTAATGACTGGGTAGAGGTAGGAAGTGATATATTTCCTGCTGGTAGCGAAAACGCTCATGTTTCAATGGAAAACTACCACTCTATTACAGGTTCACAACTACATATAAACGGACCAGAAGTGGGACCGTATAAAATAATGGTAGCAAACCCTGATAGCTATATAAGTCTATACGATGAGTCTAAAAACTTTTATGGGTATATTCGTATCAAACAAAATAGAACTTTCTTATGGAACCGAGGTGGTACAACAAAAGACACTACAGGTTTGTATGGTTCAAAGTTAGACAAAGACGAAGCAGGTGACTTTACACAAATAGTTGATGAAGCCATTGGTGCGTCTGGTAGCTCTAATTATACAGGTACACTAGCATTCAAAGCTGGTGACGCTGATAGGAATTGTTTTGAGATAACATTTACAGATGGTACTGAAACATTTATAGACAATCTTGATGGAACACTTACAGGTTCAGAGGGTGGAACTGGAACAATTAACTATACAACAGGTGAGTATGATATTACGTTTAATAGTCCTGCTAGTGGTGCTGTTACTGCTACATATAGATGGGAAGACAGTAGTGACGGAGGAATAGTAGACTTTACTAAAAGCACACCACGAACAGCAGGTGAAGGTTTTATATTTAGACAAGATGATGGAGGAGGTAAGTTTATGAACATTCTCTCTATTGGAGGGACTGAGTATTGTTTACATGAAACGAAAACATGGGCTTTGACACTCTCAGATGATGATACGGAAGCAACAAACCTTATATACCGTGATAGAGTTGGTGTGCCAAACTTCAGAGCTTCGGTAGAAACTGGTGATGGTATTTACTATATAGATGATACTGATAAAAATGACCCACATCTAAGACTACTTTCTTTTGATATGGGTGGTTCTGAGGTTATACCTAAGTCAGTTTCAAAAAGATTAAAACTCAACAACGAAAAAATAGGGTTTAGCTTTATTAGTTACTCATTTGAACAGTCAGCAATGATAGAGTGGGGTGATTTAATAGTATTTGCTTGTCGAACAAGTGATAGTGCGATAAATAACCGTGTATTTACATACAACAAACAAACAGGTGCCATAGATGAGCATGAATACTTTGTAAACTGTTTTGAAATATATAACGGAACACTTATAGCTGGCGACTCTATTTCTGGTAATGTTTCTATATTATTTAATGGACTTGATGATGATGATGCAGAGATATACAACTATTGGGAAGGTGCCTTAACGGACTTAACAATTGCACGTTTAAAGAAGCAAAAGAAAATAATAATACAAGGTGAAATAGGAAAAGAGCAAAATATAAAAGTTTCTTGTTCTGTAGACCGTGGAGAGTTTGTTGATATAGGAATAATAGAAGGTAATGGAACATATGTTGATAGCACACAGAGGGTTATTGTAGGAGCACAAACTGTAGGTGATGGAACTATAGGAGGTAATAGTACAGGAATAGAAGCATACAATTACATGCGTGAGTTTAGTATGCCAACAGGCAATTTTGAAAAGATTAAGCTTCGTTTTGAAGCTACTAAACTTGGTTTTGCGAGTATCTCAACTATTATTCATAAAGATATTCGTGAGAAATGGGCAAGAATATCTAATAAATATAGGTAAACACAAATTATTATTATAAAATAAAGATATGGGATTACTAATAAAAATAGCAACAACACTCCTAGCACCTTTTCTGTTTGTAGGTGCTTCTCTAGGTACGTTTGTTGCACCAGAGCAACCACTTGGAGCTTCACAGGAAATACCTACAACAATCGCTTTCTTTGAAACTACACTTGCGTCTGCAATATCAGACAGCGCAACTTCATTTACACTGACTTCCGCAGTTGATAAAGATGGCACTACTCTTGCAAGCTCAACATACGCTTTTGTGATAGACGAGGGTAGCTCTAATGAGGAGATAGTCCTAGCAGACTGTACTGGTACTGCTTGTACGAACGTAGAGCGAGGTATATCAGTACGAACAGGCAATACCGAGGTTGCTACACTTAAAAAGTCACACAGACGAGGTGCTAGTATAAAGATAACTGACGCTCCTATACTACCTTTGGTTGCTAGAATACTGCGTGGTGAGGGTACGGTAGACTTTACACCTACAGTAGACGGTAACTTGGTAACGAAAGAGTATGTAGATAATCTTGCACTTGGAAGTACTACGGTTTCAGCTACATACGTTGACGATGGTATTGTAGAACTTTCTACAGGTCTACAGGCAGCATCAAGCACACCAACAGACGATAGTGGTAGTCCACTTGTACTGCATACAGGTATATCTACATCAACAGGTGGTACAGCATATACAGTTCCAGTTACAGGAAGTGACGGAACACTTGATGATGATTTTATACCAGCAAGTCTAACAAATATATATAGTAGATTTTATGCGACAACGTCAGTCGGTACAAGTACTTGGAGTGTTCCAAGTGGTGTAAACGGAGTTAAGGTTACAGTCTGTGGTGGTGGCGGTGATGGTTATGGTGGTGATGGTAATGGTGGTGGAGGAAGCGGTTGTGCAATAGGGTGGATAGATGTTAGCG